AGGAGCTTCATGTATATGATGCGCCTTCATTAGGTGGAGATACGGTTCTTTCTCTAACAACAACTCCTGTAGAACTTAAGTTCGGAGCTAATCCTTTAGAGGATAGAGTATATATAGAGATGCAAGCTCTAACTAAGAAAGTTAAGTGGGGATACAATACCTCATGTAACTTTGATTTGTTTAAGAATCAGTTCTTTTCTCTTCCGGCAGGTACAAACTGTACGGTTTACCTTAAGGCATCTTCAGGGACAGCGCAGGTAACAGTAGCGGAGAAAGCATGAGTGGGCCGTTTACATTCCCAGTAGCAAGAGCAATACCATATGATAATAGTGATAGTTCGTCTAATGCTGAAAATGTTAAAGATGCATTGGATGAAATAAGTAATATAGCTGATGTAGCTATATTTACAATTCCATTGGTTTATAATGGAACGATAAGCTCGGATAGATTTATAAGTTATTCCAACCTGACTCCGAATTCACCAATTGTAGTTCCAGTTAATTCAGAATTCCTCGGGTTCACATTCTCGAATTCCAGAAATGGAGCTGATTTTGGTTTGGAGTTTAGAATTAATACAACAACTGGAACCGCTTTTTATAGTGTTTCAAAAACTAATACAAGATTTTTTTCGGATAACAATCCTAGTCAATTGTTTACGGCTGGTGATATAATAACAGCTAAATACCTCGACCAAGGCGGCAACTCAAATGATGTCGTGATAGTTTTAACATTTAGGGCAATAGTATGAGTTATGGCAATTTTATGATTTACATTAAAAATATTTCTGGTGGTGCTCTAACCATTAGAGGTAACAGCATTAATAATGGTGCTTATTATTTAATACCACTAGTTGAGGTTGATGATTGGGCAAGTGATGCAAATGTATTCACATTGATATCTGATGGTGATGCTCAAATTGCTAAAGATGATAGTGGAACAGGTGATATATCTGAATTAACAGAACAATGGGAATATCTAACAAGAATTGTTCCTGAAGTTGTTGATGTTGGTCTAGGGACTTTAGTTGGTGCGCAAGGGCCACAAGGAGATACAGGGGCCAATGGGTTTGGTATATATGCTTTTAGCAATACCTCATCCAATGGGACTGTTTTAAAAGCTAGAGGTTTGACGGTAAGTAAAACAGCAACGGGAACATATCAATATTCTTTTACAACAGCAACACCAGATGCAAACTATATTCCAACAGCTTCATTTTTTAATTTAGGAACTAACACAGATACAAATTATTTTATAGATAATAAAACTGTTAATGGTTTTACTCTTACAACAGGTACTGGTGACAATGGTTCAAGTGTTGATACTCTCACAGACTTAAATCACGGTGTTACTGTTTTAGGTGATGCGTCACCACAGGGTATCACATCAGCATATGAAGCTTGGTTAAGCTTAGGCAACACAGGAACTGAACAGGATTTCATAGATACTTTAGTAGGTCCACAAGGTCCACAAGGAATACAAGGTGTCCCGGGTGGTTTTGCAAATTATACTTATGCGGAAAGTGAATCTGAAAGCAGCACCACAAGTTCCAGTTATCAACAAAAATTAAAGCTGACTACACCATCGCTATCTTCAGGTAATTATTTAATACAATTCTATTGTGAGATTACCAGTACAGACAATGATGGAATAGCGGCAATCGTAGAATTAGACGACACAACAACAATTGCAGAAATGAAGGATGACAGACATCATTCAGAGGATTACTTTAAACCATTTTCAGGTTTCAAGCAAGTTACTCTTACAAGTGGTGTACATGAAATCGATATTGATTACAGAAGACGTGGTGGAACTGCAAAGATAAGACGAGCACGAATATCTATCACAGGGGTAAGTTAATGCAATTTTTAATAAGTGAAACATTAAACAGTAAAGTATATACACCTAGATTAGAGGTTGAGATAAATGAAAGCTCTATAAATGAAACACTAGAAAAAATTGATACCGAAGGCAATGTTGTAAGTGTTGTGTTTCTATCTGAATTATCACAAGAAAGCATTACTATTCTAAATAATATAATTGCTAGTCATAATGGTGAGTCATATCCAAAAGAACACCATACACAAAAAGTTCACATATCAGAATCACCAGCCTTTGCTAATAATATTACAGAAGATGGGAAGATATTATACCTTAAGATTCATGGTATGAGGGCTATAGTTCCTGCTGCTCAGATGGTAGACTATGTACTCGTTCCGGGTGAGCATGAATTTAAGATAGCTAATCCATATGGGGAAGCATTCCTTCAAGGTGCTGAGATATTCGTAGATATATTATCTATGTCTGATATGACTATCAAGCACCCATCAGGTCTGATACTAGAGCAGTATGGATATGATGTGTGTATGGGTAAAGTAATTTACAAGAGACAGGCGCAGTATGCGGCTAGGATTCCTCAAGGGATTGAGATGAGTTGTCTTTGTAAAAATACTGAGCTTGTAGATCAAGAGATGGGAGTAAACTTTATTCTTCACGAATTACGCGATCTACCAGACGAAAACGAGCTTAAGAAATGATTGTAAGAATACACAGATGCGCCACAAAGACATGGTATTATAAACCATCAGCGTGGCTCATTATGTTATTTCAGGGAATGAACCCGTGTAAGTCGAGCTCTTATAATCACATGGCTCTATCATATATCGGGTCAACAGGTAGTTGGAAATATGCAGACTCTAACATGGCAAATGGTGTACAAGATGATCAGCCAGAGAACGAGTTTACTGATAAGTACAAGATAATTCATACAACAAATATAGAAATAGGAAATGAGCCTGTTTTATTTAAGGCATGGCTAGAAAATCATAGGGGCAAGAAATACGACAAGTGGCACATAATAGGGCTAATTGGTAAACTATTACACATATTTAAACGCAACCCACTCGGTGCTGACTTTCGTAAGATGGTATGCAACGAGCTTGTATTGTCAATGATTATAAGGTTTTGCGGAGTCACCATCGGAGATCCCGATAACTATGACTTGCTAATGACAGCAGATCTAGTGGAGAGTTTATGAATGTTCGAAAAGATGTAGCCGTTGGAATACTCATAGTTATGGGGGCAGGCATGATAACCAATGCTCTTGCCATTTGGAAGAATCAAGCAGTCATAAAGAATAGAGTAACAACAGTTGAAAAAACACAAGAAAAACAGGATAATAAAGTCAGCGATATAGAGACTCAAGTAGACCAGATACACTGGTATTTAATACGGTCAAAGAATATTCCTGTACCAACCGAGGATAAGTAATGGCAGAAGCACTTACGATTGATGTTCTTAAGTCATTGATGGGCTCAGGGATGAAGTCGGCACTAATCAGGGATGCATCAGGTAGACCTGACACATTGTACGAGGCTCCTATTAATTCAGTTATAGGTGAGCCATGTTTGCTTACTGTCTATAAATATGTAGATGGAGTAGGTGGAACAAGCAGAAAAACAATTGCATGGGAAGAGACTATCGTTCAATGGCCGGGCTATGAAGTATTACAAGCTGGTGCTGGCGATGATATCACAGCCCTACCATAAGGTGAGAAATGAGCGTACACGATCATAGTAGATTTAAAGTAGTATCAGAAACTCAACACCTTTATGAACACGGGTTAGATGAGTTTCCATACGCCCATCCAGCATTGCCAGGATCTGGCAGTGCACAAGATGCGATGGACTATATATTAAATGTTCTATACCCAAAAATTAAGGGAGAGGTAGCAACACCTGCTGATCTTCCAACAGGCGTAGATACTCCAAATGTAGGTGACTTGCCTCCAGAACTTGGCGATCAAAGATTAGTAATCGATGATGGTGATGGCAACTATGCCATGTACACATGGGCCAAGTGGGATGGACAGGCAGCACCTCAATGGAATAAGGTTGCTGATTTTGACTTTGGTGAGAATGGAATCATTCAGGGTCTGTTAGATCAGACTCAATATTTATACCCAAGAAAGTATGGGACTACAGATTACGATCCCATAACTGAGCTTGCACTGACGGGCAAAGATGCTGGTCAGCACTTCTACGGGGGAGATGTCAGTGGGCAAAACCTCATTTTACACGCAAATAATGGTGACGATCCGGGCCTTCATTCTGGCTTTATTTATCTTGACGATGATACTGCACCATCCTTAGATCTTCAGTTTAATCTTGGTGAACCAACTGAGCGATGGCTTAACGGTTATTTCGGTACACTTGTAGTTGGTACAGCTACGATGACTATAACATCAAATGGCACACAGGGATCTATTACAGATACAAATGGAATCATAAGTTTTGATGACGAGAATTTAATAACTACGGGAGATATAGATGGTAGCGTTATTACAGCATCTACCAACTTGGTTGTTGACGACAGTGTCAATCAGCTCACTATTGGGATTGGTTCAATTACTGACTCTACAGGGGCGATTTCTTTTGGCGATGAAAACCTCTCGACGACCGGAACTCTTGCTTCTGGGGTTGCTACTATTAGCAGCACTCTTGTTCTGGCTACTGGTAGTATCACTGATAGCTCTGGAGAGATAAGCTTCGGAGATGAGAACTTAACAACGACAGGGAACATAGATGCAGGTACGGGATTTCTTGATAGACTTGAGCTTGACGATCTTGTTCTTGATGGCAACGCGATTTCTATCGCTACACTTAACACCGATCTTGACCTATCAGCAAATGGAACAGGTGTCATCGACCTACAGTCGGCAACAACAACTGTTGATGTCACAACGACGGGAACACTTCAGGTCATTGGTCAGGGGATCATTGATGACATCACGTTAGATGGAACATCGATATCAGTAGTTGGCAATATACTTACTACAGAAACCATAAGGCCTGACGGTAACGGCACAAGAGATCTTGGTGGCGCAACACTTAGATGGCGAGACTTGTTTATCTCTAATAATATTCATGATGGAACTAATTTCATTAGCTCTACTGATTTGCTTAGACTCAGACTTAATGCATGGAGAGACTTAGGTAAGACTCAACCAGCACAAGCTGGCGATGCTTTATTCTACGACTCAGTTAATGGGGTATGGCTTGCATCTGCACCTGATACAGAGATAGATCATGGAGAACTATTGGCCTCATCTCTTCTTGATGATGATCATACACAGTATGCTCTACTTGCAGGTAGAGGCACGAGTCAGGTTCTTAGAGGTGGAGACGCTTCTGGAGCATTAACTCTTTACAACAATGCTACTGACCAAGTTGGATTCACTATCCAAGCAAGTGCTCTTAATCCAAGCGCAGATGACCTGATTGATATCGGTACTGCATCTAGAGGATTCAAAGACATCTACATGACAGGTGAAGGTATCGGCTTTAGGGCTGAGAACGAAGCATCCGGTTCAATGACTAGTGATGCAGGTACTGTAGGTAGACTATGGTACGGGACTGACACAGAGTTCTTGTATGTAGATACAGGATCAGCGGTCAAGAAAGTAGGAAACAATTCATATGCGACTGTTCATACCAATGTTCAAGTCGAAGCTGGTATTGATGTATCAGCAAGTATAGACGATGCTAGAAATGCAGTATGGCAATTGAGAGAAGAAGCGTCTGGTGATATACTAGATGTTCCAGTTAATACAACAGCGACAACAGTAACAACCATAAACACTGTACCATTGCCAGCAGGCAACTACAGACTAATAGGGATTGAAGCGTAATGGACGTAAAAAGCGAATTGATTGATGCTCAATTGCAGATGCTTGACACTGCCGATGAGTCTTCTGCTGATAAGATTACCAGTAAGGTTTACTACAACAAGGAAACTAAAGAGATTCTTGTAGGTGACGAGACTGACTTTAAGAGATTCAAGAGTAACTCACAGCATATTGTTGGTGATATCAAGACATCGATCTTTACTGAGGCTCAATTTCAGGCGGTATCTGGTGATCCAACATGGGTACTTGCTGACGGTAGAGACTTGTCGGTGATAAATCCGGGCTCTGACTATGAGGCGATTACTGGTGAAACGATATTGCCAGATCTTAGAGGTGTATTTCTTAGAGGTAAGAATAACGGTAGAGCTGATGGAAATGAAAACCCTGATGGAGACTCTACGCTTGGTACATTTCAAGATGACGAGCTTCAGGCGCATACTCACTCAACTCCACACAGGGCAACCTCTGGTAGTCCATTTGTTCCTAATCATGTCGGTCAAGGTTTTGGGCCAGTAGATGTCGGATCTGTTGAATCTACTAGTACTGGTGGAAATGAAACGAGGCCAAAGAACGTAACAGTAAATTACTTCATTAAAATTAACGAGTAGGATATATGAGCAAAAAGTATTCAGAACTTATTAAAGCTAGGTTGGAACAAGCCACAGGCGTTATCGCTCAACTAGCGAAGGGTCTGATCTACTTTAAGTCAGACACAGATAGGCCAATGATTGATGATGGTGCAGATGTATCACAAATCATGATGGAAAAACATCTACCAGAAGCTAGGAGATCTACAAAGGTTCAACTTGACGATGCTGGTACAGGCAACGAGGCAGAAGGTGTTCTTCCTTATACTAAAGGGGGAACGGGTGTATCATCTCTTACTGGCTTTAGTCGGAAAGCTCTTGTCGTTAAAGATACGGAAGATGGTTATGAGTTTGGTGATGCAGGTGGTGGCGCAGTATTCGACGCAAATCAAGTCGCTCACGGACTCTCAGCTCTTGATGTTATTTATCACGATGGAGCAGATTGGGTTAAAGCCCAAGCAAATGCTGGAGACACTGTTGCTGAGTATGTTGTAATCGAAGTCTACGATGTAGATAACTTCAAGGCGGCAAAGTTTGGTAAGTTTGAGATTACTGGTCACGGGCTAACCGTTGGTGAGCATTACTTCTTAAGTCAGTCTGTAGCTGGGCTTCTTGATGTTGCTTCTCCTATAGCTGGATATTCATGTCCAGTGCTTTATGTAGAAGATGCCAACAATATTCATGTTGAAATATACAGAGCATCACTTATTGGTGATGGCATTGCTTCAGATAGCGAGATCGGATCGATCATGGCTTTTGGTAATCCAAGTACTCCAATAGGTTTTCTACCATGTGATGGTGGTGAAGTAAGTAGAGTCACATACGCTGAGTTATTCAATGCTATCGGTACTAACTACGGTATCGGTGATGGTTCAACAACATTCAACCTTCCAGATTTAGAAGGGCAATTTCTAAGAGGTTGGTCTAGTGACGCTTCTGTCGATCCTGATGGGCCAAGAGAAGCTGGTACTACTCAGCTTGATGCTGTGCAGGGACATAGGCACTCGCAAGGACTTAAGGAGTCTCCTTTAAGTGGAGCAAGTGCTTCATCTGTAGCTGGAGCAAATGCTAACCAAACAGACCTCGGAACTATTGGTGATCCAATTACTGATGGTGTAAACGGTACACCTAGAACTGCTAGTGAAACCAGACCAGTCAACACTGCTGTAAGATACTACATTAGATACGCAGCCAAGGGCGCAGTTGAAGCCGAGAATAAGGTCAATCCGACCGTTATTATCCCTGACCTTACTACTGATATAGATTGGCAAACAGGAGAGGTCTTCGGCGAATCTCGAACGGCTGACAAGACATTTACATTTAGCAATGAACAAGACGGCAAGACGATTGTCGTAATTATAGAGAATACAGATGCATCAGACCATACTATCAACTTTCCAGTAGGCGTTATATGGCCGGGTGGAGCTGCGGTGAGTAACGTAGTCGCTGGCACCTCTACCGTATTTACGTTTATTGACGTAGCTGGAAACATTATGGCGAGTGCAGTGGAGAGTTTCTAATGCCTCGGAGAAATTATTTCCCATTTGCTATGTTTGGTCAGGGTTCAGGTGGCCCTGTTGCAAAACTGTCAAGTGGAGCAGATGGTGACCTGGTCATTTTGAATGGGCAAACGGTTCAAATAAATGCTGGCGTAATCAAATCATACAATTCAATAGACATACAGACAGGTGGAACTCTTCAAATCATAGGAGCAGAAGCTTGGACTCAGATAGCATGTAGAAATACATTCATCCTCGATGGCCAGATCGTTGGCTTTACTTCAGAAGATGCAACTACATACACACTACCAGCCGATAACTGGCTTGCTGGTTTATACAGTCACACTGTACTTCAAACGAATGGTGGAGCTGGTGGCAATGCTCAAGATGCTACAAATTATGGAATTGGATATGGTGGAGCACAGTCAGGTGGACATGGCGGAGGTGGTGGCGGTCAAGCAGGAAGCTCTTGTCAAGCATCTGGAAATGGCGGAAACGGTGTTTCAAATGGTGCAAACGGAGGCTATGAGGATGTTGATACAACAACATGTAGCGTAGGTACCGGAGGATCATCTGGAGGAACCGGGAATCAGGGTGGACATGGCTCTCCGGGGCAAAGAGCAGTAGGAAGTTTAACCTCCTTAGCCGCCTGTATACCACTGGGTCATGGTGGAAGTGGAGGAGGCGGAGGCGGTGGCGCATCTGGAATATACAACTTCAAAGGTAGCTGGACAGTCTTTGGGTCTGGTGCCGGAGGTGGCCATAGAGGATCGCATGGAAGACATGTATTTATATTAGCAGAAGAAGGGATTACGGGATCAGGTACAATAGATATGGATGGAGAGAATGGCTTCAGTGGAGGAGGGGCACCGTCTGGTGGAACATCTGCTGGAGGCGGAGGTGGCGGTGGAGCTGGTGGATCTGCTGGTAAAGTTGCGATAAGATATCCATCAGGCAAACCGTTGACCCCATCAATATCTACCAATGGTGGATCAGGTGGATCTTCAAGTCCTTCTGGATATGCTAATCTAGGATCAGGCGGATCAAATGGATTCAACACACTAGTTAATGACATAGGAACTTACTAATGAACTTACAAGAATGCTTAGACGTTATCGGATACACCGGAACACCACAAGTTAATGTGCAAGACATGGAAGTAATATTTGAAAAGTTCTGCAAGAAGATTCCATTCAGCACTGTTCATAGTGATGGCCAACTTAAGGCATATAGCGGAACAGATTTTTATGACAGGGTAATCACACAGCAAGTAGGTGGCGTATGCATGGAGCTTGCGTATGTTCTTGATTATATATTATCAGAGATTGGGTTTACAACTACTTACGCTGGATTTAGTCCTGTTCCAGAGAATGGTATGCTCGTAAAAGTCTCAATCAATAATGAAGATTGGATACTTAACCCATCATCAAGAGCTACTGGATTATGCAAGCCGATAAAGCTGTCTCAGGACTACTTGATTGGTGATCACAAGATGGCTTACACTGGGTCATGGGAAGTACAAAAGTGGGATGGTACACAATGGGCAAAAGCCTTTGGTGTTGACCCAACTGATAGAGCATTTATTTACTGGCAAGCATCTTATGAGGCAAGATCACAAGCACCATCTGACGTAACGGTTCAGAATGACATAATATCCACAGTTATAGACAGTGGGACAGTTATGTATTTCAATGGTACAATAACAGCACGAACTATAGAGGGATCTACTGAAGAGGCCTACACAAATCAAGACCTTATCGATCTCTTTAATTATCACGGGACAGTATAATGGCAAATAGTACAGCATCAGCATCGGGCGTAGGTACATCGCTTCCATCTGGGAGTGTGATACCATTCGCTGGAGATAACATACCAGTTGGTTGGTTACTGTGTGACGGATCAATAGTTAGCAGGTCTGGTTATAGAGATCTATTTAATGCTATCGGTGAAGCATGGGGGAATGGAGATGGGTCAAGTACTTTCCATATTCCAGACATGCGAGGCATGACACTGAGGGGAGTTGATGACCCTGCTGGCTCTCTTGAAACGCCCCCCAATCGTGACCCTGACAAAGCCTCAAGAACTGCAATGAACGCTGGTGGGAACACTGGGGATAATGTTGGTTCTTATCAAAGCCACGCTATGGAACAACACGTTCACGAAGTTTATCAATCTGGTAACTTTGGTGGTGGTACAAATGCAAACTCAGAACATCATCTTAGTGGATCATGGAACACCAGACATCAAGGCGGAGCTGTTGGAGTAAGTACATCTACAGAAACAAGAATGAAAAACTGTTCAGTCAATTACATAGTGAAGGTATAATAATGCATACAGTATCTGTACTCGATAGAGTAGAAGACATTAAGGAATACAGGCCTATCATCGATCCAATAACTGGTGAAGAGAGTCAGGAGCCTGTGTATAAATCAACAGTATCCATGAACATTGAAAGGCAACTGATTATCCAAGCGAAGACAGCAGAGATACAAGCAAAGATTGATGTATATGTATCTGCCCAAGCATCTCAGGGTATTAGAGAAGCGGGGCCAGTGGCTGAGTTTGAGATCATGAAGATAGTAAACGAACACAACGGCGAGTTTGAAGTCGTCTTGGAGGAATAATGTCAATCATCGAAGGTACAGAAAATTTTACTAATGGTGGCTACCCTATCCCTGATGACAAAGAAACAGGGAGCTCTGTATTCGACAAGCTAGAGGAGTTCATGGAGAGGATGGCTAACCATCAGCATCTTGGTGCAGATTCAAAGCCTATCACATTAAATATCCAGAAGGCTGTTCAAGAGCTTGAGGCCAACGGTGTTGACTTCACTTGGACTCTAGTGTCTGTCGGCAAGTACAGAGCATTGGTTGATGTTGCTGCCGGATCTACGTTCGACGATAACGTAAGAACATATTACTATAGAGAAGGATCTGGAGAGCCGAAAGAGTTCTACCCTACAATAGAGAAGGTAAGTGATTCGCAGTTTTACCTATTCGCAAACGTAGCGATGATAGGTGCTAATCATGTGAACCTAAAAGTGGTGACGATCTAATGCCATTACAGTATCAGCAAATCTACATTAATAACTTTGATGGCGGTATCACTGAGAACTACATTAATGCTGATCTCACTCAATACAAAACAGCAGACAACTTTATCATAGAGGATAACGGACTAAGACTGAGAAGTGGTAATAGAGTTATCTTTAATGCAAGCACTACAGAAAGAATCATGGGATTGTATAATCTCAATGAGGAAACATTCTTCAGTAAGGGCGATTCATTCTATAGACTTCGAGATGGTAACTACTCAGAAACTAAAACATATGCCGAGCTTCAATCAGCTATATCAATTAACCCTGATGTGCGCGATGGAAAGGCGGCGACTTGGGAGCTAACTGAACTACTCAGCGGTGATAAGGTTTATGTTGATTTCATTGTAGATCATACTACTGTACAGGTAGATCCAGCTCAAGCTGTTGATCTTGATAACATCACATACATAGTCACTGGCTATGAGCGATTTAATAACGAAACTATAATCAATCCAGACCTTGGCTCTTTCTTTGACGTAGCTGACGAATCGTCTTACCCGTCATCGGCAGAGTGGCAAGATCAATTACATGTTACAAACTCAGGAACTATCAACCCGATTCAATACAACTACCCAATGAGGGTATGGAAGGAGTCAGAAGGGCCTGACGTATACAAAGCAACAAGGCTTGGATTGCCAGAGCTAGAGCCCTTGGCTCCGTTTACCCAGATGGCATTTCCACTACAGCAAGACCCTAGTCCAGTTCCAGCACATCAGTACTCCTATGCTTTTATATATGAGTACGAGTACTATGTTGAAGATATCAAGTTCAAGAACGTGTCGCCTGTTTACTTTGAAACACATGGAACATCTGTAATAATCGATGGCAATCCCTTAAATGCTGTTGAGATTGTTAATATACCAGTACTTAATGAGGCGAGGATAGATAACGCCAATGTTAGAATAGGTATATACAGAACTAAAGATGGTCTTACTACTTACTACAAGGTCGGTAGCGTAGCTAATGGATACAGTAACCCATCAGTCTTTATTGATAACGTTGCTGATGATGACATTTTAACTGGCGGTGTTGATGAGTTCGGTGCTCCAATAGATGATGCAGGTATCTTGCTCTACACAGAGGGCGGATTAACTGAACACTTCCCTGCGCCTAGGTGTAAATTCTTAATGATCGTTAATGATATTGCATACTATATGAATGTGATAGAAGAGACATCAGCAGGTCAAGAGGTTAGGCCATACAGGTTTGTGCAGTCTATCCCTAATGCACCATCAGCAGTTGATCAATCTGCCTTTGAAGATCTTGACGATGTGATCGTTGGTGGATCTCATATCAATGGGCTACCTATTATATTCACAAAGACATTCATATACAGGATTGAGGGATTCATCGCGGCAGATGGAACGGGTAATATTAGAAAGAGAATCATATCAGATACAGTTGGCTGTCTATCACACAACAGTATAGTCAGAACTAACGATGGAGTATTCTTCGCTGGTAACAACGGTATCTACATAACTGATGGCTACAAAACAAAGCGACTAACTGATGAGTTAGACAGTACATATGCAGAGCTAGTCTCTACAATTGAGAAGTCTGATCGGATAGTAGCTACATATGACGCAAGAAAGGAGCTCATATACTGGGCATTTAGTGACAGTAGCGATCAAGAGAACGACTCATGCTGGGTGATGAACATCAAGAAGGGTGGCTTTACCAAGATCGGTGGGATTCAAATGTTCTTCTCGTCACTGCTATTCTTTCAGAAGTTTGTACTCAGAGGCGATGAGAACGGATACATATACGAGTTCAACGATGACGACAGGTCAGACGTTAGGCGTGATATATTCATAAACTGGGCTACTGATTGGGAGAAGGAGCGTATTGATTATAAATACGAAACTGTTGCAATCGATGGTGGCAATCCACACATTAAGAAGTGGGGCTATGAGTGTACATTATCAATCACTGCCGATGTTCCGGCTGTACTTGGTGTCAAATCAAACAACGATGATGGTGAGATCATATCAGATATGAAGCCGATCATACTTAGATCTGGATGGATATGGCAGTCAGATGATTTCGTATGGAGAGATGATGACTTCCAGTGGAGGCTATCAGGAACTCAATCTAACCAGCGCAGATTCCCAAGAGGGTCAGCTAGATTTAGACGTAAGCAGGTATCATTCGAGCCAACCAAAGTTAATCTATACAAGTCAGATACGTTTGGATTAGTGGACGTTACAATTAATCCATCGAACTCAGATCAGTTATTTGTTGACCTTCAAGGTAATGCAAAATGGCCTGAGAATATCACTCAAGATGTGTTAAGGTTTGATGAGGACGACTACTTTATTGGTGCTGTAGTTGATGAGACAATATTTGAGAGAGTATCAGACACAAGATTAAGGCTAGACTCTGGACAGGTCGCTCCGGGGAATGACAAGAGATGGACAATATACGGCTATAAGCGTAGTCAAGCTCTTGAAATAAGAGCATTGTCAGTTAGAATTGCTCCTCTTGAGAACACTGGTGGAGAATACAAATCATCAGAAGCCGGAGGTAATGCATGAATTATGATATAGATTATGATCAACCAAGGGTTGAAGAAAGCGAAATTACAAGAGATAATATCAAAGCAATATCAGATGCTATGGCTAAGATTCAGGAAATTATGGACGACTTAGACGAGCGTCTCAAAGCAGGTGGGCTATGAGTAGAACATTAGCAGACATTAGAGATCAAGTAGTTGATGACCTAGATCTTCAAGATGATGACTCAATCACCACGGCAGATCTAAACAGATGGATCAATGATGCTATCGAGTCAGCTGAGTCTCAGATTCATACGCTCTATGAAGATTATTTCCTGGCAAGATATGAGTATACATTAGTGCCAAACGGCAGAGAGCTTGATTATCCAGCGGATATATACGCAAGCAAAGTTAGAAAGCTACTATTCAAAGAGAGCTTGACCTCACCTAATACCGCGGCACATGAAGTCAAAAGAGAAAAGAACCTTATCGAAGCTGAAGGTCGAGACATATATGAGTACCAATCAGCAACGCCTACCCTTACATGGATAGGAACAAACGACGCATCTAGTGGCCGTAAGATACGCTTATATCCACAGCAAGCCAGAGCTGGTATCTTAGTCATGTTCTACATTAGGAACGCTAACAGGCTAGTTGATGACACTGACATCTGCGATATAGATGAGTTCGAAAGATACATCATTCAATTTACAAAGACTCAAGCATACTTCAAGCATGGTGATCCGCGTACTGAAGAGAGTAAAGGTTTAGAGGAACAGTTAAAGAATGACATGATAGATACACTATCTAACAGAACACCTGATAATAACGACGAGATAACAATGGACGTTAGTCACTACAACGATATGGTAGGGAGCGAATAATGGGTTTTTCACTTAAGAGAATGTTTGGGGGCAGACCTACTCAAGCGAACTTTAACTTCCCAATAGGCGAGGTTAGAAAGAAGATAGATGAGTTAAGCTCATTTGCAAAATCTCCAATTGAAGGGCCGTCACAGGCTGGACAATTAACTCTTGATGATATCAAAAGGCAACAGGGCGTTGCTCAAGGTGGACTAGCTGAGCAACAGCAAGCTGGATTATCAACTGCATTATCTAATCAAGCAATGTTTGGTGGTAGCAGTAGGGGTGGATCAGAGCGATTAGCAAGAGCATCTCAACAGCAAGGGATTCAAAGTCAGCAAGGATTGTTTGGAGAGTTCGGAGACATTAGATCTAGAGCACTAAGGTCAGATCTGGCAAACGAGCAATCAAGAAGAGACAGAGCAAGAGATCAGGCACTTGGTAGAGAGACAGGGATACTTGGACAAAGAATAGCAGGCGAACTAGCTAAGACACAGATGCAAGCACAAAGAGATGCAGAGAGATCTGGAAGAATGGGAAGAGCGTTTGGTGCTTTAGGTGGAATATTTGGTGGTCAACGAGGAGCTTCAGCAGGGAGTTTTCTTGGTGGCGGATTCGCATAACATAAGGAGTAAGATATGGCATTACCAGCAGGACTAGCAATGATGTCTTCGGGAGCAACTGGAGCAGGTGCAGGTACATCAACAGCACTTGGTGGCGCGGCAGCAAGAGGTGGCGTAGCCGGAGCAGGTGGTGGAGGCATGGGACTTGGAGACATTATGGGAATGTTCGGAAAGAAATCTAATCAAATTGATACCGGACTAGCTCAACTTGCCGACCTAAGCAAGAGAGCAGGTATACAAAGCCTAGTTGAGACAGAGGGATTGTTCAGAGCTTTTGGTAAACAAGGTGGCGGTATCAACGAAGCCATGAGAGGCTCAGTTGGTTTCGATCCAATCGGTGCTCAAGCTCAATCTGAAGCGGCAAGTACTCTTGACAAAA